TGGGTGGTATGATGCTAGTAAGGATACGATGAGTATCTGTACTGACCGAATTCTTGCTGGACCTTCTCCAAAGTATTATATTAATGAGACTTTGTTTCACGAAGCAGTCCACGCAGCACAAGATTGTAAGGCAGTTAATACACCATACTGGTATGTTCCTTTTGGTATCAGTCAATCCCAAATGAAACTGTCTGAAAGACGACGTGATGACCTTGAGACTTCGGTTCGCATTCACCCAAACAATCGTGCGATTGAACACGAAGCATTCTGGTTGGAAGACAAACCTGAAAAAGTAAGGTATGTTGTTCAAAAGTATTGCTTCTGATTACATCTGTAAGTATTCTTTTTTATAAATATTTATGTAAATAGAAAATAGGCAAATGTATTGTTTGGAATGTAATTCTCCTCTTGGAAAACGGCAAAAAAAGTTTTGCTCTTGTAAATGTATGAATGTATATAACGCAAGAGAATTTGGTATGAAACATAGAGAAGAAAATCCAAACCGATATAAGGTTTGTAAAGAGTGTAATCAATCTTTAAATCTTAACAAATTTAGTTTGATTGAGAAATGGAATGTTAATTCTGGAACAAAGGATATTTGTAAAAAATGTTCTTCTAGTATAAGGCAAAGGGAAAAATTAAATAGAGATTGGAAAACTGATGCTGCTAAACTTCTTTATAAAAATATAAAATCAAGATGTAAAAGAATTGGTAGAGAGTTTTCTATTGATTTGGATGATATTGTTATTCCAGAAAAATGTCCTGTGTTTGGATTTGAATTAAAAAGAGAAGATAAGCAAACTTGGATGTATGCCCCTAGTGTTGATAGAATAGACAGTTCTAAGGGATATGTAAAAGGAAATGTTACAGTTGTTAGCAGGAGAGCTAATATTTTAAAAAGAGATGCTACTATTGATGAGTTGGAACAACTTTTAAATTATTACAAAACTTTGAGGAACTAACTTTGAATATATTTGTTACTTCTCCGTGGCCAGCAGAATGTGCTATTGTACTTCCTGACCGTCATATAACGAAAATGTCCGTTGAAACCTGCCAACTATTGTCCATCGTTGCCTCTGAGTGGTATCACGGGTATGGACCCCTCCCTAAGGCAGACGGAACCCCCTACAGCACCGCAAAGGGGGCATTCAGGAACCATCCCTGTACCCAATGGGCAGCAGAGAGCATCCATAATGCCTACTGGTTAATCAAGCACGGAATGAACCTTTGCGATGAGTATCACCTGCGATACGGAAAGCAACATTCGTGCTATAATACTCTACTTCACGCATATTACCTTTTCCCCAAAGGTAAGATTACTGAAGTAACTCCATTTGCCCGTGCGATGCCAGATGAGTTTAAATTTGACACAAGCATTGACACTTTTACTGCTTACAAGATGTATATCGCATCCAAACCTTGGGTTGCATCTAATTATCTTCGTATGCCGCAAAGAAAACCTAATTGGATTTAAGTGATGGATAATAGTCATCCTGTTTGTAATTTGTGTGGAGGTAAAGGATGCGAAAAGTGTCATAGTGGTTGGGAGTGTACTGGAGAAACCTGTAACAAATGTGCTATGGATTGGAAATTGGGATTAGTTAAATCAACTATTTCTCAAAAGAATCCTGGAACAACTCTTAAAACTGTAAATAATTTTGAAAAGTCCATTCGTGAATTAAATTATGACAAGTGAATTTCTTTTTGTTGAAAAATACCGTCCTCAAGTGATTGATGATTGTATTCTTCCTGATGATACTAAAAAAACCTTTAAGGAGTTTGTAGAAAAGGGTGAAATTCCAAATCTCCTTCTTGCTGGACCTCCTGGTATTGGTAAAACCACAATCGCAAAAGCACTCTGTAATGAACTGGGTGCTGATTTTTATGTGATTAACGGTTCTGATGAAGGTCGTTTCCTAGACACCGTAAGAAATCAGGCAAAGAACTTTGCTTCTACCGTTTCTCTTACTGGTGGTTCAAAGCATAAAGTCATCATTATTGATGAGGCAGACAATACTGGTAATGATGTTCAACTTTTGCTCCGTGCGAATATTGAGTCATTCTATAACAACTGCCGTTTTATCTTTACTTGTAACTACAAGAACAAGATTATTGAACCACTACATTCTCGTTGTGCCGTAATTGACTTCACCATTAAAGGTAAGCAGAAGGCACAACTTGCTGCGAATTTCTTTCAACGACTACAGGTAATTCTAAATACAGAAAAGATTGAGTATGACCCTAAAGTTCTTGTAGAACTTATTTCAAAGCACTTTCCAGATTTTCGTAGAGTTCTGAATGAATGTCAGAGGTATTCTACAGGTGGAAAGATTGATTCGGGCATTCTCGCAACGTTCTCAGACATTTCTGTAAATGACCTTATCAAGAATCTTAAGGCAAAGAATTTTACGGAAGTTCGTAAGTGGGTTGTCTCCAATCTGGATAATGATTCTTCTCTTATCCTACGGAGGGTATATGATGCTCTCTATGATGCTCTGGTCCCAAATTCAATTCCCGCTGCTGTCCTTATTATTGCTAAGTATCAGTATCAAATTGCTTTCGTCGCTGACCAAGAAATTAACCTCTTAGCAGCACTGACTGAAATTATGTGTGAAGTTGAGTTTAAATAGTAAAAATATCTTAGAAAAAAATGGCAACAGTCAATTGGAGTATATCTGGTTCAACTTCTGATGTTTCTTCATCTGTAAGTGGAACATTTATAGTAACAACTACTTCTAATCCAGTAAATACGGAAGTGCCAACATCAATTACTATAAGTTCTTCTAAACCTGGAGTAAGTTCATTTGTCCCAACAAATATTAAATTATATAATAGTGGAATAGGTAATGGGCAATATGTTACGTGGAGAAGCACTGATAATGGGCAATTTCCTAATAGTGGGATTAGTTTTGATATTTGGTCTCCATCACTTTCTTCTGATATTTCTTCAGGAAATACTTGGAATCAATTAATATCGACAGGTACTTTTTCTTTAGAAACATTAAAGTGGACAGTATTTTACAATTATAATACTCCAGATGCCACTTGGTATGGTAAAGGTGGTACAATTACTTTTAGTTGATACTTTTAATTTATTATGTCTTTGAAATCATTAAAAACTTGTTTGAGGTATCCTGGCGGCAAGTCCCGTGCTTGCGTCAAGATGGACCCATACTTTCCAGATTTGCGGAACTATAATGAGTTCCGCGAACCATTTCTTGGTGGAGGTTCTGTAGCAATTCATATTACTAAAAAGTATCCAGACCTTAGGATTTGGGTAAATGATTTGTATGAACCTCTAGTTAATTTTTGGCAGCAACTCCAGATGTTTGGTGATGGATTAACCACTATTCTTGAAGCATATAAAAGTCAATACAATACTCCAGATAAGGCAAAGGCAGTCTTTTCTGTAATGAAGGATGCTCTGAATGACCCTCAAACTCCTAATCTTCAAAGAGCTGCTGCGTTCTATTTTGTGAACAAGTGCTCTTTTAGTGGTCTGACCGCAAGTTCGTCCTTTTCTCCGCAGGCAAGTAACTCTAACTTTTCTCTTCGTGGTATTCAAAAACTACCCGAGTATTCAAAACTTATAGAGAATTGGCGTATAACTAATTATTCCTACGATTATATGATGGATGGAAACAAGAGTGCTTTTATGTATCTTGACCCTCCTTATGATATTAAGGACAATCTCTATGGGAACAAAGGATCAATGCACAAAGGATTTGATCACGATAAGTTTGCTTCTGATTGCAATTCCAATAATATGGATATGCTCGTAAGTTATAATACAGACCAACTTGTGAAAGATAGATTTTTAGGTGGAAAATGGAATGCTGTTGAGTTTGATTTAACTTACACGATGCGTTCTGTTGGGGAATATATGCGAGAGCAAAAACAAAGAAAGGAACTTTTACTTTTTAATTATGGAATTGAAGGATTGGTTGAACTCAATTAATTTTACAAAGGAAAATCTTTTAGAAGAAGACCCGACACTTGTAAAGGAGTATGCTCCTTATATTATTAATCGTTGTCTATCAAGTCATATTGACTGCATTCTTTTTGCGAATGAAATGAATATGAATCATTCTTTAGATAAAGATATGCAATATTCATTTTATCTAAATAGTCTCAGGAAAAAGAAGAGATTTTCTCCCTGGCTCCGAAAAGATACAATCAAAGACCTTGATTATGTCAAACGTTATTATGGTTATAGTAATGAGAAGGCACAACAAGCTTTGAAAATTCTTACTAAAGAACAACTTAATTTTATAAAATCAAAATTTGAAACTGGAGGAAAAAAATGAGTGTCGTTCAAGAACCTGAAGTAAAATGGACTCCCGACCAAATGGTTGAGGTTATTCTTAATGAACCTGATGATTTCTTGAAAGTTCGTGAAACTTTGACTCGTATCGGAGTTGCATCAAGAAAAGAAAAGAAAATCTATCAGTCTTGCCATATTCTTCATAAGCAAGGTAGATATTACCTTGTTCACTTTAAGGAGTTGTTTGCTCTTGATGGCAAACACGCAAATCTTACTGTAAATGACGTTCAGCGTCGTAATCGTATTGCTCAGTTACTTGCTGACTGGGGACTAATTACAATTGTTGATGTTACTAAAATTCAAGATATTGCCCCACTTAATCAAATTAAAGTTCTTTCTTATAAGGACAAAGGTGATTGGATTCTTGAGACCAAGTACAACATTGGTTCAAAGAAAAAAAGGGAAGGGGAAACCGAATGATAAGGTAGGGAGTTCTACACTCCCTTTTTTAATGATTTCTAATATATAATAGTGAAGGATGCCTTTAAGG